GGCCAGTCTTCGCATAGCGTATAGAGTTCGAGTATTTCATCCTTGATCTGCTTCAATGCCTCACGAACATTATCAGCAATTTCCTTGTCAGTAATCATATCTTTCATCGTATTTATCATCCGGATCAGGCCGATCGTACTCGTCAATGTGTTCAAAGATAGCCTGATGAATATCAGATTCGTTCTGAAACAACTCAGTTATATCAGTATCTCCATCCATAATTTTAATTATCTGAAAATCATTGACCGGATCAACATCATACTCAACCTCAACGGTGAACCTTTCCTTGTGCCGGTACTCCTTGGTGCCGGTCACGTTATGAATGTCAAATATCGGCATGGTCATTTAATTTACTTGTTGCGATCTCATAGCATCCGGCAGCGAAGATTAGCAGCAGGATTGAGAAGTTAACTATAACAGGCAGAATTGCCATCAGCGCAATTAAGCAACCGATAAGAACTAATGCCTTAATAAGTCGGATTTGATTTTTGCGGGTCATGGTGTTACAGGTTGTTAGCTGATTTGCATTCGTTCCACAATGATAGCAGTGCTGATTTATCAGGCTCATCGCTATTGATCCTATCAACTGCCATAGTGTTGGTAGTTGTGCAGCTATACTGCTTGTTGCGATACTGAATTGTAACGCGGTAGTGACCGTATGAACTTAGTCTTAGGTCGATTCGGGTGGAGAGTTGTTGAGTTGTCATGGTGTTTAATATTAAAGCCATCCAAAGAAACGAATATCATTCTCGATCCATAATTGATAGCAGCCGGATAGTTGCAAATCAATCTCATCTGCTTCAACCCAGATGTTTGGGTTTGGATTTGCTGCTGACTGGCAGAATACGATGTTTGTTCCTTCGTAGTCTCTTTTTTTGAATTGCTTGTTTTTGAAAGTTTTCATGGTGTTTTGGGTTTGTTTGGTTTATGCAGTTGGTCGGATGCTGCTCCCCGTGTTGGTTTATTATAAGCTATCGCAAAATTTTACAAATTCATTTTCAGGCATCCGCTCCATTAAAATATCTAAAGCAACGCCCATAACTAAAGAAGCAGCATCCGAAAAATCGATTACTAATTTTTTAACTTCAATAATCAGGTCGTTAGTTGTTAAGGTTTGCATTTTTTCAGTTGCGATTGTTTGGAATTGTTGAGTTGTCATGGTTTGTATCGTTTTGGTTTGGCAAATGTATAACTATTATTTATACATACAACATTCAGGCAAACTTTTTTTTACTTAAATTCTTTAACTTGCTGATTTTCAACATGATAATTTTATCCAATGCCGCATCTAATAGTATGTAGCGCGATTCGGTCAGGTTTTTTATCCCGTTCTCATACATACTTATGTTAGGTATGGCAATCCCGGTCAATTCGGAAACTTCGCTCAAAGTCAGGCCAAGTTCTTTCCGCTTGTTTTTCAACTCAATATGGTAGTTTGACATAGTTCTGTTGTGTTTGGTCGGGGCAAAGGTAAAAAAATTTTATCTAAATATTTGCAGGATAAAATAATTTTATATCTTTGCCCCAATCTAAACCCAAAACACATGAACCAATTTCATTTCTTTCAGAAACCGGGCAGGCCGATCTATATTATGATCGATGCCAGACCGGAACTGCCCTACATGACAACGATCATAGCAGGGCAGGGCGTTAATTCGGTAAATCATTGCGACAATGCCGAACATGTAAAAAGAACATTACTATCATTCGCAGACCGGATGGATGCCATACCGATTGCAGAAGCCGAATTTTTCAAAGTATGGGCTGAGGTCGATGCCGTACTGTCGCACAATTACACTCAGTTTTTTAACTATTATTTCGAGTTATGACTGCGCAGGCTATTAAACATGCGCACCAAAAATTCGAAGCACTCGAAGCGCGGCTGAAATTACTTGTTGATGATCACCCGTACATGGATGATGCGACTAAAAAAAGAATAGTCATGTTTATCATGGCTCATTCGCTCGATCTAAAAAAAGAACTTGACAAACTTTACACATTTTAAAACACATGGAAACACTAACACACTGGCGCAAATTGAGAAACCCTGACTACTTAGGAACTTATGCCATGCCTCCTGATGGCAGCGAAGTAATCCTGACTATTCGTGACGCACGGCAGGAGCAGGTACCGGATGACAAAGGCAAAAAATCAGATGCTCTTGTTATTCACTTTGTCGAGCCGGGATGGAAACCGATGATCCTAAATGCTACCAATTCAAAGACGGTTGCTAAACTTGCCGGATCACCATACGTTGAAAAATGGAAAGGCACACGGATTCAACTTTACACAACTAAGATTAGCGCATTCGGAACGGAAACAGATGCGCTCAGAATCAGGACATACGCACCACAACAGCCTGCACCTGCACAGGTTGATCCTGCCGTCATTCAGGTGGCGATCAAATCAATTCAGGAGGCTGCAACACTTGATCAATTAAAAGATGTCTATACACGCCTCACGGCAAAGGTTGCAAAGATGGATCAGGTTGTATCGGCAAAGGATCAAAGGAAGGCTGAATTGATGGAAGGGGGTGAGGGATGAAAGATTTAACGCAGTACGATTTAAGGTGTGGTAATATTTTGAATTATCTAACATCAGAAGGCGATTGGCTTCCAACTGTAATAGATTGGCAAGACCTGAAGTGGATAAGTGAAGACTTTGTTGGATTTAATAAAGTTCACAAGCCGATTCCATTGACTAAAGATTGGTTAATAAAATTAGGTTTTGAAAGAATAAAGGATGAAAAAAAATATGCAACGGATAAGGTTGTTTATGGCATAGAACATCTGCAATTAAACCAATGCTATGAAAATGCATATGATGCGTATTTTGATAGTCATGTCAGTGGAATTAATTTGAATAGAATTGGCATGGTGTCATTTAATGGAAATCCTGTGAAATGGGTTCATCAACTTCAAAACTTATACTTTGCATTAACACATTTGGAACTTAAACCATGATTATCCACAACATCCAACAAGGCAGCCCGGAGTGGTTTGAACTCCGGGTCGGCAAAATAACAGGCGGTAGTCTGGGCAGAGTAGTTAAGTCTGAATGGCTGACCTATATTGATCAAATCGTATCTGAGCGGCTCACGGGCTGCTCAGATAATGATGACACATTCGAATCTTTTGATATGATTCGAGGCAAAGACCTTGAGCCACTGGCACGGGCTGAGTACATCCGACTCACAAGCAACGAGCTGAACGTGTACGGATTCGTGCAGCCTGACAACATGCCATACTTTGGATTCAGTCCAGACGGAATCACACCAGACGGCTCAGGTGCGATTGAAATCAAATCTCCACGTGCGAAAAAGCACTGCACTTACATCAGGCAAGACAAGTTTCCGACCGAACACTTGGCGCAAGGTCTGTCAGCATTCATCTGCTCGGATCAGATTCAATGGGTTGACTTTATCTCATACTGTCCGGAGCTGGAAGTATGCCCGATATGGATCAAGAGGATGACACGCGATGAAATGATGCCTGAAATAGATAAGTACATCGCAGGTCTTATCAAATTTGAACAAGCCGCACAGGATGCAATTAACCGAATCAAATCAATTAACCAACCAGAATTTTAACATGAAACAAAGAAGACCTGAGCGCAATGTTCACAACTTGGACATGATACGCAAGTACAACAAAGAGATGTATTCTAATCTCGGCAAAGCCATTGAGCAGTTTGTCTGCATGAAAAATGGCCGGTACGGATATGATTACCGGGTTAGAATCGCTGCAATCGCAAATAATGTAACTCAATCACTGCTCAAGCACGCACTGGAAAGGTATTATGGTTGGTTTGAAAAGCCTGTTGAGGTTTCTTTTTATCAGGAAATAACCGGTGATGTTGCAATGTTTGTGCATCACAAAAGAAAATTTGAGTAGATTTGTCATGTTCAGAAGTGGAATCCTGAATCATTGTAAAACTTTTTGCCCTGAGAGGGCTGCGAGGCTAAAGGTCTAACCTAAAGTCGATTCCACCGCAGCTTTTTCAGGGCTTTTTAATTTATGGAAACAGTAACATGCAACAGATGCGGGTTAATTGATGACTACGCAATTAAAATTTCAGGCCCACACAAATCCGCATACTGCAATGGATGCGGTCGATATATCAAGCACTTGCCGCAAAACACTGAATTTATTATGCCGTTCGGTAAATACAAAGGGCGGCATTTATCTTCGATGGTTTCGGTAGAAGAAATAGGCTATATCAAATGGTTGTTGTCGCAGAACCCGAAAAATAGCTTAAAGGACAAATTACAAGCCCACATAGACAGATGCAACTAAGAGATTACCAAGAGCGATTCGTTGAAAACATAGCACGGTCGCTGAAGCAACACGGGCGAATTGTCGCGCAGCTTGCTACTGGTGGAGGCAAGACGGTCACATTCTCCGCAATAGCAAAACGATTCCACGATAAATCGGGCCAGAGAGTTCTAATCCTTGTTCACCGGATGGAGTTGTTAACCCAAGCCGCCAGAACAATTAAGCGAAATACAGGATTGGAAGCAGTGCCGATCATTGCCGGAATGAAATCAATACCGGATGCACCAATTTACGTGGGGATGGTGGAAACAATATCTCGCAGGTTTGATAAGCTGCCGGACATTGGGCTGATAATTATTGATGAGGCGCATATCGGTAATTTCAAAAAAGTAATCAAGCATTACCGCGATCAGTACATAATAGGATTCACTGCAACACCTTTGAACGCAACAAAGAAAGACCCTTTGAATAAATACTTTAAAAGTATTGTTTGCGGGGTTGATATTCCGGAGTTGATTGATAAAGGTTTTTTATGCTCTGCTGTTACCAGATTTTCGCCCGATAAGATTGATACAGATAAATTTAAAATGATGGGCGGTGATTATGATTCAAATGAAATGGCTTTAGAGTATTCTAATCAAAAGTATATTTCATCAACGGTTAAAATGTATGAAAAGTATTCTTTGGGTAGCAAAACATTGATTTTTAATTGTAATGTTGATCATTCTTTATTGGTTACACAGGCTTTTAAAAATGCTGGATATGATTGCCGACACTTAGATGGGGAAACTGAAAACAGGGAAGAAATATTAAAATGGTTTGCCGAAACAAATGACGCTATACTTTGTAATGTTTTTATTGCTACTACTGGATTTGATCAGCCCGACATAAGAACTGTTATTGTAAATAAATCAACTTTGTCACTTCCTTTATGGCTTCAGATGTGCGGTCGCGGATCAAGGCCGACCGAAAACAAAACTGTATTTCAAATAATAGATTTAGGGGGAAATGTTGATCTTCATAATGAATGGCAGGTTAGTAGAGATTGGGTATACATCTTTAAAAATACTAAGATTCCTAAAGATGGTATTGCTCCGATGAAGGATTGTCCAAAATGTGATGGCCGCGTACACATGAGAAAGTTAGTGTGCGATTTGCCAATTTTTAGAAAAAACGATAATCAATTAAAGATGTTTATTGAGGATGAAATAGAATCCGAACTGTGCGGATATGTATTTCCTGTAAGACCAATAGAGGAAAAGGTTATTGATGAATTAAAAACATATTCAAGAAGCATTGATATACAAAGATTAATTGATGAAACGCATAATAAAGGATGGAACGATTATAAAACGGTGCGCCAAATAATAGATGGCATAGTTCATAAAATTGATAAAATAAATGAGCATATTTACGCCGAAGCATTTGATCAGGCATATCGTTTGACTCTTCAATGGGCGGCGTTAAAAAAGAAAAAGATCAATAAGGGCAATCTTCTAACTAAATTTGATCAGCAATATTTGACACTAAGACTTGAAGAACAAATCAACCTTAAATTCCCACAATGGAAAAAATCTTCATCTCCAGTTACAGCAGCGTAATTGATAAGCAGGACAAGGACATTGAACTGCATGACTTTCTTCGCGGCATAAAAAACGGTCAATGGCAGGATCAAGTCTTGTACATTCGGACAATTAAAGACAAGAAAGCCCGATCAGCCGAAAAGCAGAAATGCCCACTTGTAACCGTATCAGGATCATTTGCCGAGCGAAAGGATGCAGCTATACGAAAGCACTCCGGATTTATCGCCATCGACATTGACAACATTGAAAACGCGGAAACGGTTAAGGACCTGATCAAGTCTGATCCATACGTTTATGCTGCGTTTGTTTCGATTTCCGGTAACGGGCTATGCCTACTAATCCGGATTGATGGCACACGTCATGCCGATGCCTTTGAGGGGTTAGCCTCATACCTTTACGAATCATATCAGCTTATCGTTGATCAGTCAGGTAAGAATATCAGCCGGGCAAGGTTCATCAGCTATGATCCCGACCTGTACCTCAACGAAAAAGCGCAGGTTTTCAAAAAGTACCTGAAAAAAGACAAGCCGAAAAAGATCAATCGGGTGGTGTTTGTCAGGTCTGACTTTGACAACATGATCAAACAGATGTACGACCGAGGTGTGAACATCTGCGAAGATTACGGCGAATGGATCAGCACGGCTTATGCCTTGATTTCCGAGTTCAGCGAATCGGGCCGTGATTATTTTCACACCCTCAGCAGCCTGAGTTCAAAATATAACGCGGCTGATACTGATCGGCAGTTTGATGCGTGCCTGAAAAATACCGGTGGCGAACGGGCCAAAAAGGCAACCATTGCCTCGATATACTTCCACGCAAAACAAGCCGGGATTGAGATATACTCAGACCGGACTAAGGAGGTTGTTCGATCTGCCGCAAGTCAAAAGAGGGCAGGAGTGAAAGCCGATGATGTTGAACGAAGCCTGCATGAATTTGCCGGAATAAGCCCCGAACAAAGCCGAGAGATAATCAATCAGGTCTTTGGAAATGACATCAAGCACAAATCAGATAACCTTGTGGATGACGTTGTCGCTTTTCTGAGGCCATACAAGCTGCGAAAGAACCTGATCACTCGCGCCGTTGAACTTCGAGGCAAACCGATTGATGACAGCGACATTAATTCAATTTACTTGGATTGCAAGGTTGCGTTCGATGCCGTCACAAAAGACCTTATCTGTTCAATCCTATTCAGCAACAGGATTGAGGCATACAACCCGATTCATTCATTTTTTGCTAACCGTCAGATCGTTCAGGATGATTGCCCGAACTTGGCCTTGTTGCTAAGTTCAATCATCACTGACACACCCAATGCGGATAAGTGGATCATGAAGTGGCTTGTTAGTGCCGTTGCATCAGCATACGGCAAACATTCACCGCTTGTCCTTGTCCTATCCGGTGAAATTCAGGGAACAGGAAAGACGCATTGGTTCAGGTATCTTCTACCTCAGCAACTTCAGCCATTGTTTGCCGAATCCAAAATGGATGCCGGAAAAGACGATGAAATCCTGATGACAAAGAAATGGATCATCCTTGATGACGAGTACGGCGGCAAATCCAAACGTGAAGAAAAAAGGCTGAAAGAGATCACCTCAAAGCAATGGATAAACGTCAGAGAGCCGTATGGCCGCGTTTCAGTCGATTTAAAGCGGTTAGCGGTCTTTTGTGGTACATCCAACGAAACGCAGATATTAAACGATCCTACGGGCAACAGACGCATAATTCCGATACATACCATCGGCATTGACCATACCCATTACAACAACTGCGACAAAGAACAGCTCTGGGTTGAGATTTATTCAATGTACAAGGCTGGATTCGATTACTCCGTACTGGCCGAGGAAATCAATCAGCTAAACGCGAACACAGAAGATTTCAAGCAATCAACACCCGAAGAAGAATTGATCGCAGTGAAACTTTCGCCTAACGGTGTTATGCCTGAATGGATGAACATTACCCAGATAATCCAATTCCTGATAGCAGATACCAAATACACGAACCTAAGCAATACACGAATCGGTATAATACTTAATAACCTCGGATTTGAGAAAAAGCGCATGAAGATGGGCGGCACGGTAGTAACAGGTTATAAAGTAAACAAGCTGACCAATGGCAACCCTAACCCTTTTGCATAGCGTTGCAGGTTGCATGGTAGTTGCAGCCAGTAAAAAATCAGGATGCAACCCATCAACCCCTACTCTACCAAGCTATTTACTATACTGTTGCAACCTTATATTAAAATATCGTATTAAACCATATAGCATACATACACATACATACATACATACACATACGCATGTATTTTGTGTTTTTAAATATATTATCTTGGTACTATCGAAAATGTTATTTTTTAGCTGCAACGGTGCAACTAATCGCCTGAAGCCCTACATAGACAAAGGATTCAGCAGTTGCAGCCTATTTCATAACCCTGCAACTATTTCTGAAATATGACCGAAATTCAACTGCAAAGTTCAGCATTTTTAAACCTGTGGAATAAACGGCCAGAATTGCGCGGTCGGGTGTTTGCCATTAATCAAAACAGTCATAACCGGATCAAAGGTGCATTGAATAAATCGCTCGGTGTTATGCCGGGCGTTGCTGATATGGCTTATCTTATCCAGGGTTCAATAGTATGGATCGAATGGAAGACCGAAACAGGCAGGCAGTCACCGGAACAAAAATCATTCGAGCAATTAGTAACGCGTCTGGGCATGAGGTATTATATTGTTCGTTCTGAGGTTGAATTTTTGGAAGTGATCAATTATTTCATTTAACTTTGTCAAGTTATGCCACTACCTACTCCAAATTCAGGCGAATCAGAGGATGACTTCCTAAGCCGGTGCATGGGCGATAGTAATACTGCCGATGAGTTCCCGGATGAATCGCAGCGTTACGCGGTTTGCATTGCGCAAATTGATAACTATAAGGCAATATCAGACCGAGAAGACAAGGCCGAGTTCGTTAAAGGCATGATGAAACTGATGTATAACCATTAACGTATAGTGAGCATGGCAAATTCAGTAGGCAGACCGTCAGAATTTAAGCAAGAATACTGCGATCAGTTAATCAATCACATGGCTTCTGGTTTATCATTTGAAGCATTTGCCGGATTTCTTTCCGTATCAAAGCAAACATTGTATAATTGGGCAGATGCGAATCCTGAATTTTTGGACGCCAAAAAGATTGGAACGGAAAAATGCCGCTTATATTGGGAGCAGTTAGGCGTTGAGCATATTGTAAATAGCGATAAGACAAGCCTAAATACGGGCGTTTTCGTGTTCAATATGAAAAACCGATTCCCAGAAGAGTGGAAGGACAAAAAAGAGGTTGACAACACCCACGATTTCAAGAATCGCCCGGACTGGTTGGATGCGGCAAAGTGAGTCCCAATCTTCAATTTTTAATTGACAACGTACCTAAGCATCGAATCGTTGCGCTTCAAGGTGGCGCACGTAGCAGCAAGACTTACAGTGCATTACAATACCTAATCAGCCTCGCGGTAAAATTCAACGGCATCGGAACGATAAGTATCTGCCGCGAAACATTCAACGCGTTACGTGCCTCAACGATGCGCGACTTTTTTGAGCTGCTGAATCAGGCCGGACTGTACCGAGAACAGGACCACAACAGGACCGAACACACCTACCGATTGAACGGCAACCTGTTTGAGTTTTTCGGGATGGATTCACCGGGTAAGGTGCAGGGTCGGAAGCGGGATATATTGTTCATCAACGAAATAATGGAGGCCGATTTCAGCGTATATCGGCAGTTAGCACTAAGGACAACCGGGCGCATCATTGCCGATTATAACCCAACCGAAATAGATCACTGGTTCCTGACTGAATTGGATCAAAGGCCGGATGCGGTGCGTATCATTACCACTTACAAGGATAACCCGTACCTAAACGCGGAAACCATTGCAGAGATTGAATTTCTAAAACAGGCCGATCCTGACCTGTGGAGAATATACGGCGAGGGTATGCCGGCAACGGTACGCAATCAGGTTTATTCGCATTATTCGCAGCGAGCCTATCAAGTACCAGATGAACGAGCTTATGGCCTTGACTTCGGGTATAATCACCCAACCGTATTGGTTGAGGTCGGAAGCGTTGGCGATTCGGTTCAGTGGCACGAGATGATCTATCAATCGCACCTGACAATACCTGATCTGATCCGGCTGATGAAAGAAATCAGAGTTGATCGCAACGTGATGATTTATGCAGACGGTGCAAGGCCGGAAGCTATCGAGGACATTCAGCGTGCAGGTTACCGGATCAGGGCAGTTGAGAAATATCCGGGATCGGTGAAAGAGCAAATTTTAAAATGTAAAAGCAGGCCGTTAATCATAACTTCAGAAAGTGTAAATTTGAAGCGTGAAATTAAATCCTACAAATGGAGCGACAATTCGCCTGATGATCCTGTTAAGGCATTCGATGACGGGATGGATGCGGGGCGTTATGGCTCAACTGGGATTATCAGAAGCAAGGTGATAGGGGCGAAAATAAATATCAGCACAAAGAAAACGAGGTCATGGTAACATTCCTAATTGATAAAAAAAAGGTTCACGTACCGACAAGGTGGGCTGATGTTACGCTAAAACAGGCGATTGATTTATCGGACAATAAAAATGCGGATGTTGTTGTGACCTTGTCGATACTTACCGGGTTGCCATACGATACGTGTTATCGGTTGCGCACTGGTGATGTTGATGCGTTAATTACTCCGGTATTGCAATGGCTCAATGAGGATGTAAACGAACAGGAGTTATTAAATCAAAGACCGCCTGAGATATTTCAGCTCGGTGATTCTCGGTACTTTCTGCGCTCGTTCAAACCCGGTGCTATGATCTATGCGCAACATTTGAATTTGGAAACGATCGTGAACGATAAGCAGCGCAAGGATATTGACAAGGTCGCGCCATGTATAGCAATCTGCATTCAGAATCCTGAGAAGTATTCAGAGGATCGTCAAAAGGTGATTGAGCAGTTGGTCGGAGCCATGCCATTATCAGAGGCCTTTGCAATCGCAGGTTTTTTTTTAGCCAAGTTTCTGACTTTTTCAAACAAGCCAAGTTCAGCGAGCCGGATTATTCAGCTGAACAAATACGGGCGGGAATTAAGGACTTTAAGAGATTCGGAGCAATGAACAGTATTGATACACTGGCGGGTGGTGATCTGATCAAATGGAATCAGGTTGTTAGGCTACCGATGCAGGATGTGTTGATTAAAATGCTAATGAATCAGCAGCAGCACCAATACGAGAAAAAGATGGCTGATATTATTGAACGTAAAGCAAAACGCAAATGAGGATAACATGGCAAAAGATCAAGAATTTACAGCTAAGTATGTATCGCAGTTAATGACTGATGCGATATATAAAGAATATAAAGAATCTATTGATCAGGCTATAATGAAAATTATTCATGAAGCCACAAAAGAATTAGTTCATGATGCTTTCTGTGACTTTGAAAATGATGAAATTGATCCTGCAGCGCGTTATTTTCGAGCAAAAGGTTTTCATGTAAAAATTAGAATGGGTGGAGATGATGACGCAAGGTTTAGATATCTTCATATTCGTTGGGACAAATGAGGATAGTGCAGATTATTCAGCAATGCGTGGCAACGATGACTAACATTAGCACGTTCATCAGCGAACCGAGATCAGCAGCAAATGTTTCAGTTGATACTGTACCTTCACCGTTCGTGTTATTGAATAGGCCAATTGATATGCCGTATAGTTACCGGGCTAACAATGTGGAAGAGGTTTACGATATACTGCTCATTTACGGTGCATACAACGAAAATACGCAGCGCAGCAATGCTCAACCTGATCACGATATTGAGATCGAGGCAATGCGGATTGAGGCAAAGCGGATGGTGCTGAATTTAGATAAGCACGAGGAAGTTAAGAGCGTTCAGATCACGCAACCGATACGCGATTACATTGAGTTGTTCGATGTAAAGGCCTCTGGAGTATTTCAATATTTGCGTGTTGTATTACTCCCGATGACAGAAGAGGTATGCGCAACGTATGATCCTGATTTACCTATTACTTGATGGCCATAGTAATTGACACGGATATACTTCAATCGTTTGCAGCGCGGTTCATTCAGGATTTGCGCGAATCGATGGATTCATCCGGTGTCACTGCTTCGGGTAATTTTAACCGATCACTAACTGCTGATATTACTGCCAATAGTGTTATCGTGTTAGGTGCGCGCTATGCCGGAGCGATTGAGTTAGGTCGCAAGCCAACGAGCGGAGGGGGCAACGGTGAGTTAAGAAAGGCAATCCGCAGTTGGATTGATGATAAGGGTATCAACCCGGCAGACATCAGCAAGGATTCACTGGCCTTTATCATCACGCGGAAGATACACAGAGAAGGTACCAAGCTATACAGAGGCACTGACAGTTACGGGCGCACTAAACCAAGCCGAGTAATCACCGGAGTAATCGAAGATGGGCGAATTGAAAAGTTAGCGCAGTCGGTTGTATTGGATGTAATTTCACAATTCAGAACAGAAATATTCAAATAAATGGCACTATATCAAACGGTTGATATTGAACAGATAGTCACCAACACCTCACCACCGATTGAGTCGCGTTGGGTTGCGGTACACAATCCGGTTTACCTTGAGTATCAGCGCAAGGACTTTGAATTTGATGATGTCGCATTGCAAGGTGGCACTCATTTAAGGTTGGATTTTGCAAGTTCAACAAGTGCGGTTCAAGGTGATCGTTTATTTGTAAGCTGCGAGGTATACACTGGCTTGGCAACGGTAACATCAGTTTCAGGCAATAATCTGATTACCGATGTTGCGCTTGGATTTGCACCGGGTACTTATCCCGGATTCATGAATAACCTGACGCAGCGACCGAATTATTTTATCGAAATTCAGATCACGAATTTTGGCGGTAATGAAGTGCTTGCTTCTTTGCAGGCATCACCGGACACAACCGGAAAGATAGGCGTTGACATATCCGGTGCGCTTCAATCGTTTACTTCTAATTTAGATGGGCTGCCGATTCAGGATATTCCGGACACGCAGACCATAGATGAGAACGCAACGATTCAATTTAACTACAAGGCGCGGGAATTATGGCGGCCACCTAATGGACTGGTAACGCAGGCATTCGGTTCACCATCTGCGAATTGTTACGGCATTAATGGATCGTTTCCTATCGGGCATTTATTCAACGGTAACTATGCTGAATATTACCCAAATACCGATAGCCCTAAAAAGTTCATCACGGACTTTGTCAGGCCGAAATATTTTGAAGGTTGGCCGTTTGATATTGCTTTTATTTTTCCACAAGATTTTTTTAGCACCGACATTAATTTAATCACATCGGGTTATGATGTGAACGGGGTGCAGCAGTCAGGGTCAGCAGTGGGGATCAATGAAACGGCATTGCAGAACTACCTTGTGCGTGCGGTGCCTGATCTTGATTTTTCATCAGCAACCAATCCTGTTGTTGAATTGCTGATACAGATGCAGGTAGATGCGGGTAATATACCGATCTTAAACAATTTATTTATTGACGTGGTTCCTGCTGCTCAGTGCTGCGATGGTGTATTTTTAAAATGGCTCGGTGAGAAAGGCAACCGTTCATATTACTTCTTTAATTTGCGTTATAGCGAATCAATGCAGGTCGATGGGGGCGATACCTACCAGACGGCATTTGATGGCATCAGTGATCTGAGGGAGCGTGCGAATTGGTACAATAAAAAAGCATACAAAAAGTTAACAGTAGGTGCGAACGGTATCAGCCGGAACGATGCGGAAGGGTTGAAAACTTTGCTGAAAAGCACAAAGGTCGATTACTACGACAAAAACACCGGGCTGACTACTGGGGTGCTCGTGGAACCCGGCACATTCACCATCGGGCGGGGTGATGATACTTTATTCAATGTTGAATTGTCTATTGTCTTCCCTGAACAATTTAATCAGACGGCATGATAAAAGTAATCGTTAATGATGTTTCGCTTGATTTAAAATCAGATGCGGTCATTGCGTTAACTCGTAAGGTGGCCGATATCGGCACGCTTCAGTCCCGGTTCAGTTCATTCACCAATAAATTTCAAGTCAAAGCAACTAAAAAGAATCGTGATGCGCTCGGAATTAAGCAATATCAGGACACATCGGATTCAATCAGTGCAGGCATTGCAACACCTTATCAGGAGTTAACGGGCAAGCTGATAAGTAACGGAATTGAGATCGCTACTAATGTTGCGGTCATTATCGAATCGGTTGCTGAGGATATTACCCTGAGCATCCGGGCAGGTAACGGCAGTTTGTTTGATAAACTGAATCGCACAAAGTTGAGTGATATTGATTTTAGTGATGTTAATCATTTTTGGAGAAAAGATTATATTGAACCTTCTCTCAGTCATAATTATACGAATACATACATATATCCAATATGCGATACAGGTAATCAATCATTTTTTAGAAACATGGTTCAAATAAAAGGATTGATTCCATTTTTATTTGTAAAAAATATATTTCAAAGAATAGGGTCATTGTTTAATTATAGTTGGACAGGCAACACGTATACATCTGATTTCTTTGAAAGATTATTAATATCAATATCATCATTAAAAGTAAGCAAATCATTTGTTGATCTTCAATTAAGTAGTGTAACTGCAATTTCAGGCACATATTCTCAAAATGGGCCTATTGTTTACTTTAATTGGAATCCGGCTAATAACATAATTTTTGAAAATTGGCTCTTTCAAACATTCTATTGCAATTTTCCCGGAAGATATGTTACAAAAGCTACTTATGACATTACTGTAACAAGCAGAGTGGCAGTTGCAAATCATCAATTAAGAATAGAAGCATTTAAAAGTACTACCAGTCCTAATAATCCTCTTTCACCTCCTCAAATAGATTTTGTTTTTGCAGGAGTTGCCCCTTCAAGTATTGATACTCCTGTTAATTATAATGGCGTAATTAATTTTGAATATACACTTGATAATATTTATGATCAAGGTGATCCATCATCACTTATCGGGCCGACTGCAGGTATTAGTGTATATTTTCATCAGGATACATCAACAAATCCTAATATTTATGCTGATGTTACTGTTAATTCATTAACATTTGAAATACTCGAAATAGTTGCTGATAAAACACATTTTAATAGACCTCTTTCGCTCGGTGATCATTTACCTGATTGGACACTTGCAAAATTCATTAAAGAGGTTGGCAATATATTCGGGGCGGTTTATGATGTAGATGAGTTCAGGAAAGAAATTGAAATTACCAGACTTGATGAGATTGCAATGAATCGAGATGAGGCGATTGATTGGTCGGATAAATTGGATTTGTCGAACTCGCATGAGGTAACGTATATTGTTGACGGTATCGGTAGAACTACAAGTTGGCAGTGGAAAGATGATAAATTATATGCAAAATCTGTTAATGTTATAAATGATCAATTACCTGAAAATGAAAATTATGTAAAATCGGATGCAATTTATACCATTGGAAGAAACATATTAGGTGCAAATTTTTCAAATACACCTATTCCTTTAATGTCTTTTGAAGTTTGGGATCAAGATCAAAGGCGAATACAAATGGATAATGAAAATCGTTTTGGTATTTTATTAGATAATCCGGGCGTAGTGAGATTAGATTCATCAAATAATACACAAAGAACGCCATACCCTGCCGCATACTTCGACTACGATAACAGTCCATATTCGCTCGATTGGTCAAGGCTTTATTCTGAATACTATCAGGCACTATTTGAACCAATGACTTGGTACATGAATAAGGTTGTGGCTGATTTTAAATTGAACGATTTGGATATTCAGTCATTCAAATTCAAATATCCGGTTTACATCAAGCATTTCAATCGGTATTTTTATGTCAATGAAATATCCGAATACACCGGAAAGGATCAGTCCACTAAATGCACGTTGATCGCGATATGAATCCTAACTTTATTGAGTTAAGTGCAATGACACCGATTTCATTTAGGGTTCAATACAACTGGAGTATGCACGATGAGTACGTGTATTATTACGCAGGCATACCGATACTGACTTTTTACATTTTTTTAAATTGACATGGCAGAACAAATCGAAATAATCCGGATTGAATTTCAGGCGGATGAGGCAATAAAGAACACGGCAAAGCTACGTGAAGAGCGCGATAAATTACTTGCTGCCAATAAGGAAGTAATTAAATCTGAGGGCAAAAATAGCGAGGCAGCCTTAAAAAATGCGGCACAAATCAAAGTGCTAAATGATACGATACGTGAACAGGAGAAAGTAAGTCAGAATATAATTAAAGCGAACAATCTCCAAACGCGTTCAAATCAGGAATTAAAAGCATCGCTATCGTTAAAGACTGCTGAGTTAAATAGATTGGGCGCGGCAGAAAAGCAATCATCTGCAACGGCTCAAGCATTGGCGCAGGAGGTTTTGGATTTGACCAATGAATTAAAGGCGAATGAATCAGCGGTCGGTAATAACTTTCGCAATGTAGGTAACTATCAGGCGGCAATAGAGGGCGCGGCAGTTTCGATATTTGACTTAAAGCAACGGTTGAGTGAGTTGCAGCAGACAATACAGACATCACCGATTGATTCTCAGCAGTTCAAAGACGCATCCGAAGAGGCCGGAAACTTGACGCTACAAATCGGGCAGTTAGAAGGTAAGTTAGATGAGTTCGGTAATAGAGAGCCAAAGAATCCGGCCAAGCGTGCATTTGAAGATACGATTGCAACGGCAGGGGCATTGACTTCAACGCTTCAAATAACATCGCTTGCATTTGGTGAAAACGAGGGCGCATCAGAGAAACTTGCGCAGGGTGTTCAGGCAATTGCGATAGCACAGAACGTGGCGAACATTGTCAAAGAGAAAGGTGCAATCATTGACACGTTAACGCTAAAGAATTTCAGATCATTAACTGGTGTTCAGGCTGCCTATGGTGTTGTTGTTGGCACTTCAACCGGTGCGTTAAAATTGTTTAGGCTGGCATTAGCGTCAACTGGAATCGGATTGTTAATTGTTGGACTTGGATTGTTGGTTGCTAATTTTGAAGCTGTTTCAAAAGTAATTGCAAAAGTATTTCAACCATTAACCGATTTTTTCGGGTTGACATCAGAGGCAGGTCGGGCGCAGGAAAAGTTAGCGCAAGATGCGGAGAAGTCGGCAAACGCACAGGTAAAAGCTGCGGATGAATTAAAGGTTTCATCTGATAATAGGGTAAAAGCAATTGATCGAGAAATTGCACTTGCGCAGGCATCCGGAAAAAGCACGGTCGAACTGGAAAAGAAAAAGCAGCGCGAAATAATACTCACAACAAACTCACAACTTCAAGCGAACAGAGCATTATTTAATGCGCTTAAATTAAAAGCACAAAATGTTGAATTGACCGATGAAGAAAAAAAGAAATATGAAGAACTGCGCAAGACAATAAACGATCAAACGCAGGCGATATTAGACGCAAGTAATAACATTAACGTAATCACTGCGAATGCGAATAAAGAGCAAGACGATAAGCGTAAGGAGGCGAACGATAAAGCCATTGAACGGCAAAAAGAATATCAGGCTAAATTGAAAGAATTAAATGAAAAGTTTATCCTGACTGAACGTGAACGGTTAATTAAATCATTTGATGATGAATTGAAAGCAATCACCGGAAATGGGCAGAAAGAAATTGAATTACGTGCTGCAATCAGTAAGGCAAAGCAAGATGCGGTAACTAAATTCGATAACGATGCGAAAGCGAAAGAGGCGGCACGAATCAGGGCGAATGAATTGGAATTATTGCAGATTGAAGAGGATAGTTTGCAGAACCGATTACGCGCATTTGAGTTAGGGTTTGTAGATCGTGAGGCAAAACTACGCGAACAGGGAGCCAATGAAGTTGATATTGCGCGAATCAAAAACGATGGCATTAAAAAGGTAGAGGAACAATTCGCCAAAGAGCAGTTAGATATTCAGATAAAGTCAATCAATGATCTGGCGGCATTGAATAGCACATTGCAGGAAAATGAACTTGCAGCCGTTGATTTATCAGTAGCGACCGAGCAGGAAAAGGCGGTTAAAAAGGCTGAGATTAATTTAAAATATCTGCAAGAGCAGTTAAAGAATGTTGAGGCATTGGCGAACGCAGACGGTCAATTAACCGCGCAGGAACTTGCCAATATCGAAAAGGTAAGGTTAGCCATTACCGGAGCGCAACAGGGCATTGTTGATGCGCAGACAACCAACCCGCCAAAGACCATCGGGGAGTTGTTTGGTGCAACACCAGAAGAGGCACAAAAGATTGATGATGCAATTGCATTTTCAATTGATTCATTAAACAATGTTGTCGGCATAATTAACGAACGATATCAGCGTGAGATTGATTTAATTAATCAGGTGCGTGATGCCGAAATTGAAGCGGTTGAAAATAGCACGTTAAGTGAGGAAGAGAAAAAGACAAAGGTTGAGCAGATCAATAAAAAGGCGGCACAGGATGCGTACCAATTGCAGTTAAAACAATTCAACGCAGAAAAGGCACTGAACATCACAACCGCGATAATTAACACGGCACAGGCGGTGATAAAAGCAGCGGCACAATTCGGGCCAATCGGTGCTGCTATCGGTGCTGCTATTGGCGTTGCTCAGATTGCATTAATCGCATCACAACAACCGCCGCCGCCGCCTAAATTTGCAACAGGTGTAGTAGGGTTAAATGGTCCCGGTAACGAAACGAGCGATTCAATCCCGGCTTATCTGTCGCGTGGTGAATCGGTAATTACTGCACGGGGGACAAGATTCGCTCAGACTAATTATCCGGGTCTTTTGGAATTTTTAAATACACGTAATAAATTCGCAGACGGTGTAGTTAATTTCAGCAACAGTCCAGTGCCTTCTGCCATCCCGAACGTGGGCGAACAGGTACGGGCAGCATTGCAAGATTTAACGATCGTTACGAAAGTTACAGACATTGAAAAATCAATATCAGACCGTCAGTCAGTGCGAAATGTTGGGGTAATATGAACCGATTGAATCAGGTGCGAAAATTAACTGAAACAGGCGAGTTGAATTGGCTGTTTTCAAACGGCATGGTCAGCGGTAAGGTATTGATGTACCGGGATATGTTTTTCGATTACGATATTTTAATCAGGCAAGGGGCAAAGAAGATGGCGGCATTGCAGGCAACGGCAGATAGATATAAGGTATCTGTTCAAACAATTTACAGAGCGATAAAATGGATGCAGGGATAAATATTTGCTTGATTACTCCGCATCAAGATAAGCGGCGTGCGGCATTCTTAGAACGATTGGAAACGTACATTGACAGGCAGACAAGGCAGCCTGATTCATGGATTGTAGTTGATCATAAATTACCGCTGCAAACTGATCTTACCGCACGAATAAAACACGGTTGCGAATTAGCCGTGGCTGATGGTGCTGATTTAATCCTGATCATGGAAGATGATGACTGGTACGATGAGCATTATATCGAAACGATGGCAACCGAATGGGATAAGGCAGGACGGCTTGAGATCATCGGCATTGATTCAACGCGATACTATCACATCAAATCGCAGGGTTATGTGCTTCTGAACCACCCTGCCCGTTCATCATTAATGAGTACCGGTATCAGTCGGGAAGGTGCGGCTCGGATG